TCATGCGTCATTATTTTTCTTTAATCCCGCTAACATCTGTTTTAGTTTGCTGCTTTGTGCAGAACCTGTTACCTCAACGCGGGTCATTTCACCAGTATTTTTGTTTACAGCATCAACCGAACTAGTAGTTTTGATTTGATTCAAAATATTACTAGCTGTTTTGCTACTGCTGTAGCCTTCTTGAGCTTCTTCTCCTGGGTCCGTAATACGTAAGCTCTCGATATTAAATTCAAGATCCACTTTTTGCCCTACTCCTGAGCTAGAACGAGTTTTCATTAACTGAATCTGATATCTCCCTCGTTCTCGCATAGCCCTACTAGTAAAAATACCAAACACGTTATCAGCAGTATTTATCTTACTAATACCACCTGAAATATGGCTATGATCGAATTCTATTTCTTCAACTGCTGAACGATTCAACTGTGATGCTGTGATCATGAGTATTTGAAATTCTTTGGCAAGATTGCGCAGTTCTTCAGATACATACTTGTCTTTGACAAACAAATCATTTGGACTGACTTTAGCACTGACTGGCATGACCAAATCTAGATAATCTACCATGATAAAATCAGTTTTCTTTCCCGTTTGGACTTCTAGTTCTTTCAGATACGCACGAATCTGATTGACATTGCTTTGTGCCGGCATGTATTTGATACGGAGATTTCCTGCTTTCTTACCTGCCATTTTAACTTTCATTTCTACAGTATCCAAATCTTTGAATACTTCCCGAGTACTAACATTGGCAACCATGCTGTCCATGCGCATAGCACACAGTTCTTCTGACAGTTCTAAACTCAAAAACACACCGTTCAGTCCCAGCGATATCCAATTGATGGCTATGTTCTGCATGAACAATGATTTGCCTGAACCTGAGCCTCCTGCAAAGATATTCAGTTCTCCTCGATTCATGCCGCCGAACAATCTTTTGTCTAATGTAGACCAACCTGTGCTGACCTGACCATTGTTTTCTTTGATTTTAAGTAGTCTGCCCTTTGGATCTGCAAAATAATCTGTGCCCATGTCTTTGGTCAAGCTGATTTGCACTGCGTCCTTGATCAGTTTCTCTACTGGATCATACTCACCTTTTTCTAGTAAATCTGCTGCTTTGAGAATAGCTCTCTCAAGCTCTTGTCGCCTACTGAAACCTTCAAATTCTTGCATGAACCAATCATAATGACCTTCATTAAGTTCCGGTACTGGGCGGAGTTCAGTGCCAGTGGTGGCTCGAATCTGTTCATAAGTTGGAAGAGTTTTATAGTCATTTGCGTGCTGCTGAATGAATCGAGCACATTCACGCAAACTGCGATCAAAATTATCTGGATTGTAAATGTTCTGTACCCGCACAAACATCGTTGCGTCTGACATCATCATTTCCAAAAAAAGTTTTTGTAGATCAGTGCTGTATTCTTTTGCCATGATTAACTATATAGCTTTTTACTGCGAAGTTCAATCTTTAATTTGCTGGTCTCTGTGCCGTCCAGAATGCTTTTCAAGGTAAACAAACGACCTAGGTTTACCACTGCATCATTGATGTCTTTGTATTTTTCTTGCCAAACAGGAAAACTCACTGACCAACCATATTCCAATGCTGCAGAAATCAGTTTCTTGCCAGCTTTGTCACCATCTGCTACAACAATCACTTCACGCTTTAAACTGTCGATGATATCAGCTTGTGTTTCTGAACAGTTGTTACCCATTACTGCCACCGCATCAATGCTCATGGCATCGAATGCACCTTCACACACAATCACAAATTTACTATCTGGTAACTGTTTGTCAGTGTTAAACACATAACTGTTTTCATAGTTGCTGTGATATTTTGGTTTGACAGTATCATCTGTGGCGCGAGCTGTATAGCCTATAATTTTATTTTGCCAGGCGCAGGGCACAATAATACGTCGATGAAGATTATAGCTGGTTTGTTCAGTGTAATAGAAATCATACCTGGCTAAATCTATGCCGCGTTTAATCAAGTAATCTGTCAAATCAGGTCTATCTGAACCGAGTTTAACAGAATCTTCGGGCAAGCTACGCGCAGTGAAATCGTGTTGGACTTCATCAGGTTTGTCTGCGACATGTTCTGGCCCGATCAGGTCTTTGATACGAATGGCATCAATCACCATCTTTCTGACAGTGTTGTCGTCCGCGCCCATCCATGCCAACAGTTTGCGAAACTTGTAACTCAAATGCTGACCAACACGATAACTGGCTACATAATGGCAGTTGAAACAATGATAGCTCAACACCATGTCCTCTACTTTGATGCCAGCACGTCCGCGAGTATCAGCAGATTCACCATTATGTGTGCAGCAAACTGCATTACCAGAAATCCAGCCACTGGTAGGCGATAACTTGGTCTTGCGACCAGTCTGCCATATTTCTGTAATCTTGTTGCATAATTCGCCCAGCATTGTGCTAGTATATCAATGTTTTTAAAAAAATAAAGTATTATGGATACTTTATTATTGACGGGCAATCAGATCTAAATGCTTGATTATCAGAGTTAAAAAGCAAACTGTTTGACTGAAATATTTGGATCAGGATTTATGATGCTTTGATATTCTTGGTAGTGGATTGCCAATACGTGTTTCATCTGATCTATTTGACCTGGAATTATATTTTCCATCCATTCAGTTAAAATTTCTGGTGAAATATTCTGAAAATCTATAAAATTCATAGGGTCAGCAGCTGGCAATTCTATCTTTTTACTCTGCGTATGCCAAAATTTCTGAATATTTGCTTGTTTATATTCAGAATCAGTGTTGGTTACTTCGACAACAAATGATTGTATTACATCGCTCAGTCCATTAATGTTGTTGATGACAACTGCGTCTTTAAATGTTATTTCATAATTGATCATTTTTTACATATTCTCTTTTTGTTTTGTTATATACCAAATCTTGTATGGTATGTTGACCATTGGCTTTGTATCTGAGCAACTGGTGCTTCACCATTGTATACTTTCACAAATCCAATACTGCCAGTTTGAACTTCAGATCCAGAACCGGTATACGTAGTTGTGCCGCGACTGAATAATCTTAGCTGATTAAACGCATGGGCTCCGCTCATTCCTGTGTGTATTTTATAATAAGTAGATGGCCCTGATGTATTATTCTCGGTAGCTGACGCAATATATGATTTCATCGTACCGCTTGCATTGTCATATGTTCCCCAAATAAATCTCCAGCCAGACGGAGTAGCATACGTATCAACATTATAATCGCCGATACCTGCTGTAAAAAATACGTTCTTGTATCCAGTCGCACCTGCTCCATATGATCCCATCAACCAATCTGCAGGGCTACTTTCAATACCAGTATTTAATAGCCTGCCTGCTGACGTAGTGTTGACATTGTATGCCAAGAATACTGTATAGCTTTGAGTTGTGCCTGTCCAAACTGGTCCGCCAGTTATAAGATCGGTAGCTGTGTTGTTAGATTTCGTCCAATATCCACCATTGCTGCTGCTATAGGAAATACTGGCTCCCGAATTAACTACCCCCAGTGCGTAAGTACCAGTAGCATCTAAAGCGCCATTTGCCGGAACACCAGCAAAATTAGCTGCGTCTAGATCATAAACTAACGTAGCATATCCTGAGGAATTTGCAACAGAAGTTGTCACTACGTGCATCTTTACTGTAGGCTTGTGCATTGCACTAAAAGTACCTAGTCTTGCCATATTAGTAACTCGTCAACTGTCCTAATACCCTAGTCGCGGTAGAAGTCAAAAATATTAAACTGAACCCCATAATGTCTACGTTACTAGCTAAACCACTAGGTCCAGTCAACCCTCCTTGCCACAGAGGAGTTATGTTTATGCCACTGCCGTTTATTTGCACATTACTAACAACATAAGGTGTAGTACCTTGGTTAATCATCAGGGTTACGCCAGTGACCTGACCTGGGATAACGTTCACGTTCGTGAAATTTGCAGTTACATTAGCAGTTAAACTAGTTACATTAAACACAGACCCGTTATTGAAATTGCAAGTCAAATTACCACCCGTATTGGTAATATTACTGAAAGTTTCGTATATGGCTGCTTGCTGATATACATTTCCGGCGACATTTAAGTTTCCTGATATGCCTACTCCACCTTGAACGACTAGTGCGCCAGTTGTAGAATTTGTGCTTGTGGTACCGCTGGCAGCAATAATATTACCGCCGACATTTAATCTACCTGCTATGCCGGTTCCACCTGAGACTACTAGAGCGCCAGAGGTTGTGCTGGTACTGATAGTTGCTGAACTGACATTAGCTGTTGTAGCAGCCACAGCGCCCCAAATAGTCGTGCTTACTAGACCTGCAGGTGAAGTTAAATTACCTGATGTAGCATTGAAAGTAAGCCCTGAGTTCACACCAAGAGCTGTATTACCACCAGCTATGTTACTAAAAGTAGGATAGAAAGTTTGTGTTGTGTACGCAGTAGTTTGTGCATAGATAGCTGCGTTAGCAGTTGCAGCCCAATTTGGATTTGTA